AGATGAGTTTGGGGTAATTGTTCACGATGACATACCGCACCCACCAGATATGTCGTTTGATGAAGATAAAAAACCGCAATAACAAAAGGAGAACACATGAAAGCACGAAAAGTATTTCACGCACTGATGTCATCAAAGGGCTATACAGATGCTGATTTAGCCATGACTGGCGACAAGTACACCAACCCTGCTATGCAGGGCAGATGGAACTATTTTCTAGCCGGATGGGAAATGAGGGGTGTGATGTGATTGAGACGATCTTCACTATCTTTGCTTTGGGGTTCCTTGGCATTGCGTTAGCCATTGGCGGCGTCTGCATCATGGTCTGGTTAGCGCTCAATGAAGACTAAGGGCGGTGCCAGGCCAGGCAGCGGGCGCAAGCCTACACCCATCAGCGAGTCCAGGGCCATAACGTTGTGGAACGAAGGCGTCACCAAGAAGGAAATTGCCAAGCGCTTTGGCGTGGACTATCAGGTAATCTTGTACTTTTTTAGGCGAAAGTTCAAGAGATGAACAGCGCGGCTTCGTCTTTGCGGCGGTTCTCAAGCCCCCTGAGCACTTTGCCGCCGGCCTTGCAGTACTGCAACAGCGACGCTATGGCCGCGTCTTTTTCCCCGCGAATAACCTTCTGACGGAAGGTGCTGCGCTGTAGCGTTCCCAGACCAACATTGAAAGCAAAGCTGACGCAAGCATCGAATTGGCCTTGGGTAAGTCTGACAGGAATAAGCTGGCCCACACCGCGCTCAAAGCGCTGGAGATCGCTTCTGAGAATTCCATCTACTTCGTCCTTTGAAAACGTGCGATTGTCTTCTGGGCGAAGCGGGTAAGCGCCTCTTTGATCCATTGGAATTTTTGCTTGATCAGGGTAAAGAACATGTCCGACTCCTATTGTCCACAGTTGTGCTGGGCACCGATACGGTTTAAACCGCAAACCTTCATGGTGCTGGATCATCTTGATCGCATCAGCGCTGACGTTCATTTTTTGAACGCCTGCCCACCAAACCAGAACGACACGATACAAGCCCAGATGATCTGGGTTTCGTCGTCCCACAGTTGATCCAAGGCTACGGTGAAATCTACGTCAGTGTGCCAAGCGTAGTAGAAGCCAAAAATCTCTACGAACATGAACATGATGAACATGCCGTAGGTGATGACGCTACGGGTCGCTGCGCGCATGTTGGTCACCCACTGAGCCGCCCCTTGGCCCAAAGCTATGTCGTGCGCATAGAGCGCTTGGCGCTCTTGCATGGCCGTCTGGTTGTTGGTGACCTCGGCGTTGATCTGAATCTGCTCGGTCTGGATGTGCTCAATGCGCTCTTGCGCTTCCAAGCCAGCTTTCTTCAACGTCAGTTCGCGCTCGGTTTGCATGGCGGCCAGCGCCAACTCATGCTTCTTGTCAGCGCGGTCTTGGAATAACTCAAGGATTTTGGGCAGGCCGCCCATCAGGAAGCTGACTAGGCTGGAGAACAGGGTTAGCATGCTTAACCTTTCAATTCAAAACTGAGGTTGGTGTGGCGCGGATACTGCACAACGCGCTCGCCCTCGGGGCATTTGTATTTGATGGTTGCCAGCAAGGTGGCCTTGCCTTCAGCAATCTTCTCTTTTCTCACCATCGTCAATTGGTATGTAAACGTGTCGATCTCTGGGCCTGCTGGGCCGCTGAACCTGCTTGCGGTGGTGGTCGCCTCATGCACCATGCCTGCTGCGTCCCGAATGCTTGGGGTAAAGCTCTCAACAGAGCAGTCATCGCGCTTTTTGATCCGCGCAACGGTGACGTTGATGGGCTGCCCAGCCTCTGCCACGATTTTGAAATGTTCTGGTGACCATTCAAGAATGGCCCTATCAAACCAACCGAACTTGTCGGCCAGCGTGTAGCTGCCGCCCAGAGCGGCGACACTGGCCGCAACTGCGCCAATGGCTTTGGTGAGGTCAATCATTTGTCGGCTTTGTTGTCGAGTTTGTCGAAAATTTTGCCCAGCAAGTCGCGCATCTCGCGGATGTCGGCCTTGTAGTCGTCGCGGCTCACGTAGTCGTGAGGCATGCTGCGCACGTCGCTGTCGAGCCGGTCGATGGCGATGTAGATGCGGTTGAGCGTCCACCCGCCGAAGAACCCGGCGATGGCCACGGCGATGTTGAAGAGCACTTGGTAGTCCATCATTTGCCTGTTGATCCGACGCCCCGAATCTCCACGCGGAATGGTTCGTTTAATGCGTTATTGTCGTAACGCTCGGGCGCTAACGCATTAACACTAGCGGCGGTGGTGCCCCGCACTATAGCTTTGGCACCTTCACTCCATTGCGAAGGGTCAGAAATCAATCTCAACACTTTGCTGCGCTCTTCAGCAGGCAAGCGCTCTAACAGATTCGCCGCGCCTTCTGGCGATTTAAGCGCCTCAGTAAGCGTTGCCATTGTTTTAGCGCCAATCTTGGTTTCCAAAATGTTTAGTGCTTTGTTGGTCGTCGCAGCCACCGCGCTTATGTACGACGGCAGCCGCAATTTTGAAGTGTTGTCAAGCAACAATTGTTTCAGCGCATCTTGGCCTGCACTGACTTGGCCTTTGACTGCCATTTCGGTCAAATGCTTTTGAGCTTGATCGCGCAGCACAGACAATGTGTTGTCACTAAGCTCAAGGGCAATGTTGTAGTTACCAGGGCCAAGGAACTTTTCAACCACATCATCTGATTCGTTTTGCACCAAACGAACAAAGGCGTCTTTGTCAGTTTTCCATAGTTTCATGGCTTCGCCGGTCAATTTACGTTCGGCGATTTTCTGCATGCCTTTGGTGTAGTCGGCTAAATATTGGCGGTAGCCAGTGCCACCTGCTGCCTCAATGGCGTCAACCAACGTGGGTTTAAGTTTGCTCATGACTTCTGCCGCAAGGTTGCGCTGGGTTGTAGCGTCTACGCCGGGGCGCAATTGTTGGATTGCAGCGTTGATTGAATTTTTGCGGATGGCGTCAAGCGCTTTTGCGTCAACAACGCCGCCGCTAGTAGACCATTTAGCAATGTCATCAGCTACATTTTTGACTGCCCCCAATAGCAAGTCATTACCTGCAAACTCAGGGTTGTTGGCAATCGCACGAATGCTTCCAATAATTTGGTCGCCTTTAAGCGGCTTAATCCCAACGGAACGCATTGCGTTTGCAGCACCTTGAGCAAATTGAGCGCCCTGGCCCAAATCAAGTGAAGCGTTTGCCGCTTGCGATGCCCATTCATCAGACATTTGCGCCAGCTTGCCAGGGTAAGTAAACTTTGACGCAAACTCGTCTGAAAAACCTGCTTGTGACTTAGCTGGCGCAAGGCGGGAGCTTGCGGGCATACCCATCTTGATTGCCTCTAACCGCGCAGCCGCAGCCGCATGGTCGCCCAAATCAATCAAACGGCGCACTTCCTGTACTTTGGCCGCAGCCTCAGCGCTTAATTTACCCGCCTGCGCCTCATATTCAGCCACCATCTTACCCAAGTTTGCACGGTTAAGCGCGGTTTCGCGTGCCGGCCCTTGGGTAGTGTTAAGCGCGTTTTTCATGGCTGTTGCAGTGCTCCGAGCTTCCGCAGCCGTAGCACCGCCAGCAAGCTGTGCCAAAGCGTTTAACGACACTTCGCCTTGGGATGCTTTGAGCGCTTCAAGAAACCGAGGATCGCGGGCTGTAGCCCGGTCAATCAACGCCTGCCATGTTGGGCTATTGATGTTGGCCGTAGCTTGGGCTGCGCTAACGCCTTGCCCTTGCGCTGCTTTGAGCGCGTTAAGCACTTCAGGTAAATCAGGGCCAAGGGCATTGCGGGCGATGTCCGCAGCTTTGTTAGTTGGAACGTTGCGGATGTCCATCACCTTGCCAACGACTTTGCCGATCATTGGGCCAATGATGCGCCCGCCTGCCTCAAAAGCTGCGCCTTCAAGCACATTACGGGTGGGTTCAATAGCGAGAGCAGCGCCAGTTCTTGGCTGTTTCATACCCATTGCCACATCGGCGGCTTCAAGGGCTTCTTTGGCAATCCCATACCCCAAGCCAGCGCCGGCGACACCGCCGGCAGCGGTGCCTACTGGGCCCGCGCCAAACGTGCCTGCGGTGCCACCTAGCAAACCGCCGCCAATTGCGCCGGCGGCTTCTACGATTGGTGCGGCGTAAGGGCGCACGGCTTGGTATACACGTTGCCCCGTGGTTAAGTCTTGACGATCGCCCGGAATTGCATCGGGCGATACTTGAGCAACAGATGGTTGCAATGATTGCGGCAACGGCGCGACTTTAAGACCCGATACACCAAAGCGCTGACGAATGGCGTCTTGCGTCGCCGGGTTTGCTTGGGTAAAGTTTGAGTCTTGCGTTGAGAATTTATCAAAAATAGCCCGCTTTGTTGCCTCATTGGCGTTGACGTAGTTTGGATCGGTAAGGATCGAGGCGAGGTCTGCCATGTCAGCTCCTTACTTTAACAACGGATTGTTTGTGTCTACTGCGCCGGCGTTTGCTGGAGCAGCGGCCCCAGACCGAGAAGCGCGGGTTTGGGCATTCGCCACGCCTTTGCGAATAACTTCTTGCAAATCACGCGCTGCCGCCATAAATTCTTTTTCGCTTTGCGAAGTAGACATGCGGTTGATAGCGTCGGTGGCTTTTGCGCCTTCTTTTTCTGTAATTGAACCGCCACCTTTAAGCGACTCAAACGCTTCAAGAAATGACGAACCTTTGATCTGGTCAAAACGTGACATAAAGTCCGCAGCATTGGTGCCGGGAACAAAACGAGCGCCAGGTAACCACGTAGTACCCACGGCGTTTTCAAAGCCCGGATGCGGTTTTGTTGCGGCTTGAATAACTTTACCTTTTGCATCACGCACTTCTTGCTTGCCGACCATCTCGTCGATTAAACGCATACCTTCTTCGGCGCGGGTAAGAATCTTTGGAAGCGCTTGTTGCGCGGCCACATCGCCTTTGGCAATTGCTTCGCCAACGGCCTTTGCGCCCGCCATGCGCTGTTGAAACGCGGGGTCAGAATCGCGGCGTTGATTTTCTTCCAGCACTGCAACACGACGACCTTCAAGCCCAATACGTTGGCCTTCATTTTTAAGCTGGTTTCTTTGATACTCGCTCATGGTAATCGAGGCCTCAGAGCCGGGGACTACCGTAGCCGCGCCGCCAAGCCCTGGTGTTTGTAACAACCTTGTAGCGCCGCCGGTGGCTTGCGTAGTAACTGAAGGTTTGTTTTGCTTAATAAACTCAGCCATGCCCAACGCGTTTTGTTTTTTCCAGATGTCAAACTCTTGAGGCGTGCGGGGGATTTCTGCCAATGCGGCTTCCAGCGGGACGCTAGAAACAGTACCTGATAAATGGGGGTCTTTATACATCGCAATAGTCCATTGCGCGGCAGCCTCTGGGCTGTTGACATTGGTAAGCTGGTCACGAAACTGCGCTGTTTTAACCGTGGCTAATTCAGTTTTTAATTTTTGTTGCTGTAGCGCCGCAGTTTCTATTTCCTTGCGTGTTTTTTCAATCCCAGGAATTTGCGACCCACCACCGCCAGCAGCCAATTTACCTATCAAAGTGTTGTAATTGACTTGCCCGGTTGCAGGGTCAATTGATTGCGAATACGCATCGGACGTAAGATTTTGTAGCTTTTCCGCACGCTGCGCAGAGCCCAATTGATACTGGGCCAAAGCATTCTGGTTCTGCGCGTTTTGAATTTGAGCAAGTTGGCTGTACTGCGCCAACTGGTTAGGTATCTCAAGGGGCCGAACGCCCAACGCAATAGAGGGGTTGAGTGGCATAGTTGTTCCTTATGCGTAGGCAGATTTGCGCAGCGCGTTAATCAAATTTTGTTGGCCGGTGTAGCCCAAATACGAACCCAGCCCCGACGACACTGCATTGGCCGCGCCGACATCGCCAGCCGCTTGAGCCGCACCAGCCGACGTGAGGTTACCCGCAGCGCCAGCGCCGTAGTTGCCCGCCGCAGCCGCTTGACCCGCCGCGCTGGCTTGGCCAGAGCCGGTCAAGCTAAACAAGGGAGACAGTTGGTTGGTGCGATTGGTTTGGTAACGGTTGTATGCGTTTTGGTATTCTTGACTGCCCATTTCTTGGCCATAGCCCAACAATTTTTTGCCCGTGCCGCCAGACAGCAAACCACCGCGAGCGGCTGCGGAACGCTCCAACGCCTTTTGACCTTCAGCCAATCTGAACCCATAGCCTGGGTCTTGGTTAGCCAGCAAATCCGCGCCGGTAAAGTCGCCTGAGTATTTACCAAAGTTTGCGCCTGCGGTGCCGCCAGGCAAGCCAAGAAAAGTCAGCAGTTGGTTTTGTGCGCCTAAGCCAGCGGTAGTGAACGGGGCTAAGTCAGCGCGTTGTTGCTGGTACTGTTGAGCGAGCAACTGATTGGCTTGAGCCGCAGCGTTTGCTTGTGTGTTGGCTGCATTTTGAGCCGCATTAGCACCAAGCAAAGAACTGGCCGCTATGGCCGCAGGCGTAGCGTATTGAGCAAGGCCGCTTGCCGCACCGGCACCCGCCGCACCGGCGGCGGCGGCGCCAGCAGCACCAGCACCTAAAAGGCCAGAAGAACCTTCGGCTGCCATTTGCGATGCAAGAGCACCAGCGCCTTCTGCACCAGCAGCAGCAGTGGGGGCGTATGACGCCAACAAAGGAATTCCGTAATACGCCGCAACTGCGGCGGCGGCATCTCGCCCACCAGACGACCAAGCGTCGCTGACAGCTTTTGCTGGACTTTGAACAACAGTGTTTACTGTGTTTGATACAGTTTTTATTGGGTCAGCTACGAGGTTGGCAAGAACACCTTGCTTTGGGCCTGTATTTCCAGACGTGCCAATAGTTTCTGATATGGGATTGGTTACCGCAGCTATCGGGTTGCTTAAAAAATCACTAAAAAAACCCATGCTAATGCTCCTTCATTCAAGTAACAGGCAGTTGTTAGCCGCAGCCTGCATGATAATCCAATTGGTGCCGTCTGACACAAGTGCGGCCCAATCTCCAGTAGACGCGGCAAGAATGGCCGTAGCGGCTGCGCCGCCTGCCAAACCCACCACATTGCTCGACGCTGACACCAAAGTCTGCGCTTGGGTGTTCTTAAAATTCAACTGCCGCCCGGTATTGGTTGAGGGCGTTGGCAAGGTCACCGTACAGGTCGAGCCTGACTTGTTGTTGATGAACCAAGTCTCACCCGCGCCGACTGTGAAGTCAGCGGTTTTGGTGATGGGCGCAGACGTGGCGGCAGACAGCGTACCGGCTGAAAAGGTCAGGCCCGTGCCGACGGTCACATTGCTAAACCCGCCCGAACCGTTGCCGTACAGAATGGACGTACCGCTGGTTGCAGGGGCGTAATCTGTACCGCTGGTCGCAGCGCTGATGGCCGTGCCGTTGCCTTTGAGAATGCCGGTGATCGTGGTCGATAGGGTCAGCGCAGGCGTTGCCCCACCGCTAGAAGCCCCCGCCAAGCCATTGGCCGACACCACAGAAACGCTGGTTACCGTGCCAGAGCCTTTGCTGTTAAATGTTGTCCAATCGGTTGATGTAAGGTACCCGTCAGCGCTGGCGCTGGCCGCAGCCATGCTGATGGCCGGGGTTGTGCCGCCCGACGACACCACTGGGGCCGTGCCCGTCACTGCGGTTACCGTGCCTGTGGTTGGTGTAGTCCAAGTCGGAGTGCCTGCGCCTGCGCTGGTCAAAACCTGGCCAGACGTGCCCACAGCCGTAAAATCGTAGGCTGTGCCCGTGCCGTAGGCCACGGCGCCAGCGGCGGGCGTAGCGGTTGCATTGGTGCCACCATTTGCGATGGGTAGCGTGCCACTGACATGCGTGGTCAAGCCAATCTTGCCCCATGACGGCGCGGTTGACACGCCGCCAGAGATTAAAGCGTTGCCGGTGGCCACATCGGCCAGCTTGGCCAAAGTGGTCGTGGTGTTGGCGTACAGCAGGTCGCCTACTGCGTAGCTGGCGAATCCTGTGCCGCCATTGGCCGCAATCAGCGTCCCCGCCAAAGTTATGGCGCCCGTGGTCGGCGTGGAAGGCGTGAACCCCGTTGTGCCGGCTGAAAAACTAGACAACGCGCCAGCGCTGGCAATTGTGATATGCCCCGCCGTGTTGGTGATGGTTATGTTGGCGCCTGCGGTTATTACGCTGAGCGAATAGTCAGTGCCGTTACCAATCAGCAGTTGGCCGTTGGTTGGTATGTTGCCGGTGCCCGTCCCGCCGTTGGTGACGGGCGTGATGCCCGCCCCAGACCCGGTTAGGGCGTAAATGTTGTTAAACCACCGAAACCATTGCTGCGACACCAAGCCGGTGCGCTCGTCAATGAGCGGCACCCGAGGCGCTGGTATCTGGCTAGTGTTAGGGGTTGCGGTTGCCATCGTCAGGCATTGGTCGGGCTCAAAATCAACTCAGCGCCCATGATCGCAATTTTTACGGGTTCTGTGCCTGAGATTTCGTAGACCCGATCCCGCAGCTTGAGCGTCATGCCCAGACGACGCCAAAACACGCGGCGCTGGTATTCACCAACACGGCCCATGGACGACCAATGCTCATTTGACCAAGTGTGACCGCCGTCATCAGACCAACGCAACATGACTTCAGGATCGGTTGCGATATTGGGAATAAAGTCAGCAATTAAATAATCGCCGGCTTCAGTTATCAGATAGTCATCGTTCTCAGCCAACAAATAGATTGTGGTTTGTATTGGAAGACCTGTGCCAGCTAAACCAACGCCTGATTCACAGTCAAGTTGCAGACTGTGGTGCGCGGTGCGTTTAAGGGTGTTTGTGCCAGTTGGCAGCGCTCTCCACGACCGCAACCACTTTTGCGTTTCGCCGTTGTCGGCATAGACGTCTAAGTCAAAGGCGTAGATGTTGCCGTTTTCATAGTCGCCAATGATGATCTGGCTGTTGTACGCCATCTGGCAGTTGCCGCGATGCCGAATAAAATTGCCGTTGTCCCATCCCGCGCGCTCATGCCAGGCTTGGGTGGACACGTCGTACACCCATGTGGCGTTGGCGGTGGGGAAGACCAACACGTAAAAGCCGTGGCCTTCTTGTTGGTATGTGTACGCAATGGCGTCGTTGATGGTGCTGTACTGGGCGATAGCGTATTCAATGGCGTGGGTGCTGACACGGGTGCCTGTGTAACCATTGGCCCGGTAGACAATGCCTTGGCCGCGAGCGTCTGCGCCCAGCCAAAACAGGCCGTTATCGAGCTTGGCCACCGAGTAGGTAGCTGCACATCCAATTTCGTTAAAAGCGCCTTGGATGCGCTCCAAAGGGAATCCAGCGTTGCCCGAGTCGTACCAGACCTCAACCGAGTTGGTTCCAAACAGCCACACCTCACGGTGGTCAACAATCATGCTGATCAAATTGTCTGGCGCGCCTTCAGCACTGGCAAAGTCCAGCGGGTCAACAGATTGACCGTCATACAGGCTGGTGACCCACAGCTTTTGGCTGTTGGGCTCAATGAAGGTAAAGTACCCGTCAATAAACCCAACGGTCAACGCCCCGGGATAGTCGGGGTCTGTGATCTGCGCAAACACGTTGGTGTTGGCGTTGTAGATGTAGCCCGGCCCATTGGCCGCAACAAACATCTGGATGCCGTTGTCAGCTATGCTGACCGGGCCAGTGTTTGCAATGGTGCCCAGCAGCGTTGTCGTGTAGTTGGGGGCCATCTTGTACAGCTTGCTGCCGCTGACCACGTACCCATACCCACCAAACGTCCATAGCCCGCGAATGGGCCCGGTGCCAATAGTGGCCAACAAACTCAAACCCGGGCAGCGCTGCAAAAAAGCCGCTTCTTTACCGCCTTCGGGTATGACTTCTGGGAACAGATTGACCATGCGGTTGTCCGCAGCATTGACGCTGCGGGCAACATACGCCGAGCCTAAGATCGGCGTTTTCATCAGTAGTTACCGGCGTAGATGTTAAAGCGCTGGCGAGTGGCCACGATGGCGTAAGGCATCGACATGATGTCATCAGGATTGTTGATGCGCTTCAAGTTGCGCTTGCTTGTCATTGCAATGCGCTGCACCTGGGGGCTGGGCTCGACGCCAAACTCAGGCGCAAACTCCATGGCCAAGTTGTACGTGAAAGCCCGTAGATACCCGGGCGGGTAATACATGACCGTGGCCAAATTGGCGGCTTGGTTCAGCTCCTGCACGCTGACAAAGTGCCACTCAAGATCGCGTGTAGGCTTGGGGTAAACCGTCATATCTACGTTTGGAAACGTCATGTTTACAAACATTACCTGCGGGTATGTTGACGTCACGGTTTTGACCGCGATGCCGTTGTATTGCTGTTGGTTGATGAATTTGATGCCAAACGATACGTTTGTGCCGGGGTCGCGGTAGTAGGTAGCGTCGTCCATCAGGACGGGGCGCAAGCCGACAAAGTCACCTGTGGGGCCAAGGGTGCGGTTAATAAACCCAGCAGGCCACGTAAAAACTTGATCTTGGGTACAGAAAACAGACAGGCGTTCAGTGTTCCAAGAGTCGATCATTTGGTTGAGCGCTATCAATGCGTCTTGCGACACTGATGCGCCTGGCGTTTCGCCTTCGGCCAACACACCGAGCAATCGTAACGACCTGTTGATTTGTTCGGCAGTGGTATAGGTGGCCATGTTTACGCTCCTTGTTCGACCGCCTCAACAGTCGGGCGGCCACGTCTACGTTTTACTTCCTGTGGAGCCGCCTCTTCAACAACAGGCGTGTCAAGAGTATAGCGTGTCCAGCCATTTTGTTCATCTGCTACAGCTTCAAGTTCCATGGTCGCAACCTTTGCGCCGTGGACGGGGTGAGACATGTAAATAACGGACATAAAAAGAAGGGGGTGATTAGCCCCCTGGTTGGTTAAACAGCGCCGTGGATGATCGCAAAGTTGAGAACGACAGCTTCGGCCAATGCGCCGCCAGTGCTATTCCACAATCCGATCACAGCAGAGCCCGTGGTCATACTGGACACATAAGGCCAGTAAGCGCCAGCAGTACCGCCGCCAGACACGTTAACGATGAGGACATCGTTTGCGCTAATGGTGCTGTTGGTCAACGTAAACGTCACCGCTGCACCGCCGGCCAAAGATGCCGCGTTCATGGTGATTTTGCCTGCTGATTTGTTCAAAGTTACGCCAGTACTTTTGCTGGTCAACTGAGTAACTGTGCCTTGAGCAGCGGGAGCGTAACCGATTTCTTCGGTCGCGTACATCGTACTGAATTCGGGATCCAGATACGCAACGCCAGTGGCTTTTGTGTTTGAAGGCATGATTGTTCCTTAAAAACGGGAGCCGAAGCCCCCATTAGGTTTAGCCAACGCGGTACAAAGACCAAGCGCCATCGCCAGTTTTCACTGCGCGATAGTTTTGGGCAGTACCAGCGGTGGTGACGGTCATCAAGCCTTGTGAGCCCGAGGTTCCAATCGACCAGCCGGTGTTGGTCGTGATGGTAATCACGCCGCTGCCGGAACCGTTGGTGTTGACCACTACAAACTCAAAGCTGCTATTGACTTTAGCGCTGGACACGGCTGCGTCCAGATCAGTAGCCAAAGGCAGGGTGTAAGCCGCTGCGGTGGTGGTGGGGGTGCCCAAAATGATACCGTTCAGCAATTGAGCGGTTGTCAGCGTTGCCGTGACAGTCGCCGTTGCTGGGGTAGCTTGGGTGTTCATTTGAACTTCGTTCAAATTGCCGTCACCAATTTGGTAACCGCCTGCGCCATTGGGAAGAGTAGCCATGATAGATTTCCTTGAAAAAGATGTTACGGAGAAAGGGGCCGAAGCCCCGTTTCAGATCAACCCCACAGACGGCAAGCCATCTGAGGACGAATGGTGCTGTAGCCATACAACACGTCGATACGGCAAGGCATACGATCGTTGTTGATGTCGTACTGGCGAACCACACGCAGGCTGATGCCATTGTGAACGGCACGCGCGGCCATGTCTACGCCCTGGGGCAGCAACAAGTCAGCGGTAGCGAACGTGATGGCGTCCTTGTGGTAGATCAAGTTTTGCGGATACTGCGTGCTGGCGGTGCCGGTGAACACGACGGCTTTGCCGCTAACGGGCAGAGTCAGCATGGTTGCCAAGGCATGGTTAGCCGAGTACATCGGGGCCACGGTCACGGTAGCAGTAGTGCTGGTGGTCGAAGAGGCCAAGGCCACAAACTGGAACAGCGAACCAGTGGACTCACGGGTTTGCGGGTTCACAGCAAAGCAGTCGGCAATGGTGAACACGTCACCAACGGCGATGGTTTCAGCAGAGCCAACAGTCAACGACAGCGTGGAAGCGCCTTCAGAGGTCACGGTAGATGCCACAGTCGCACCAGTGGCGGCGCGGGTGCCGGTGGTGTGCTGCTTGATCGACTGAGACATGTTGACTTCATCAAAGCCCAACACGCCCATGCCCATCATGCCGTTCTTGAACTGCTTGCTGATGGTGTCGGTGGGGTTGAACAGACCTTTCATGCCTTCGACCAAACCAGCGTTAGCAGCGGGGTTGACGGTGGCATAACGGGGGTTCATCACAGCGGCGTTCTCGTTCAGCTTCTGCTGGGCTTGCAACAGCACCAAAGAAGTAGAAGGAGTGGTGCCAGGGGTGCCCACAGAGTTACCGATGGTCTTGTATGCGTTGGCAACGTCAGCATCAATGCTGGAGGCCAACTGGCTGATACGAGGCTTCAACACACGCTCTGCGAAGTCATCCAACTGCATGGTCAATTCAGCGGAAGTGAAGTTCACGCCGATATGCTTTTGGTTGTTCACAGTCAAGGTGGTGAACTGTTCGTTGTCGTCTTGCACTTGCAAGGCGGCGCCGTCGGTCACCAAAGCGCGATCGGGCAGACGAATGCGCAGGGTCGAACCAATCTTGGCACCTTCAACAGCAAAGCTGTCGTCGTACTGACGGTTCACGTTACGGGTCAACACAAGGTTGTTTTCGAGAATCTCAAGCGCTTTGCGCGTGATCATGTCGATGG